CAATAAGGCAGGCAAACCGTCATTAAGTTTGTCAAGTGGGCAGCGCACACCATATATAGCCAGGACGGCATCAACGAGTTGGTTATCAACTCGTAACAGCTCATACGGATTAGGTGCGATTTGCAATTCAGGGTGGCTACCAGCAGTAAGAGTAGTGAAAGAATACCCTTTGCCATGTCGGCCAACCCGACCGCGTCGCTGGGTATGTACTGACAGGGACGTGTCCACAATTTCGACCGTCATTGTGAGCCATTGTCCCGAACCAATAGTAGGTGTCAGTTTAAGCATCTTCCCGCTATCCAATAAAACTGTGGGTTGTGGGTCAATTGTCACGGCTGTGTCCACAATACTTGTCGCGACTATGACGCCTCGTTTGGGAGCCTGTGGGCTATGTGATGCCATGACTAAGGCTGGGACACTTAACCTAGATAATGTCTTCACGGTGTCTTCCACCAGGCGCAATGTTGGTTGAACAATCAATGCTCGTGTGAGCAATTCAGATCTTGTGGCGGCCAGTTGTTGCCAGATGTCTTTAACAGACGCAGCTGTCCGAACCTCTTCAACATTGAATCGACGCTCACCTGGATATTTTAGAAGCTCGTCGAAATGAGGCATGTATCTTGCAGCTGGAGTTGCGGTTATTCCCAACTTACGCTGGTGGATCGTCAACAACCAGGCTTCCTGCATAGGCACAGTGCCAAGATGAATCTCATCAAAAGCCACGAGAGCATCCATTGGCACATCACCGGATCGTAGTCGCGTTATATAGTGGCCATAAGTCAAAACTCGCACATTGCACCCGGGCCGTAGCGCCACGCCTCGCCAGAGAGGCTGAATTAACTCATGGCTGATAAAAACATTTTCATAATTATCTCTAGCCACGATTGTGGGGCATAGAAGCCATATCTCATTCGCAAACATGGCCTCTCGCACAATTAGACCAATCAGTGCTGTGGATTTGCCCGTGCCGGTTGGAGCTTGAATGAGCAACGATCGGGGTGGATGAGCTAAAATAGTGGTTTGTATACCTGCTAGTAATGTTAACCATTGTGGTGGGATATCAGGTGTCTGATAACGACGTAGTATATGTGGTCGAGCCGCTACGTCTGCCGCAGCCCACCATTCAACTAAGCTAGGTAATACTTTTGTGGCGGCCTTCAAACCAGGGAACTTATGCCATCGTAACGGGGCTATATTTGCAATGATCACAGCAAATTGCTTAATCCAACTGTATGGATCACTTGGCATCAGGTTTGATATAATTATACTGCTTCGACCGGTGCCGAGCATATAT